AGATGCACTAGGCAGATCACTCAAAGCAGCATAGTAAAACACAATCTTATTAGCGCCTGAACTTACATCAAGCAGGCCGTTTGCATCTATGATGTCAGTTAGCACACTGGAACTGTTTCCTAGCGCGGCGTAGATCTCATTAAAGTTATCGTTTATCTTATCAGCGCCAGCACGAAGAGTATCACCAGTGCCGTCATTCGCGCTTGACCCTATTCCTACTGTTTGCTTTGCCATCTATCCCTCGTCAAAAGTCTTGTTACTAGAATCCAGTGTAACGCTTGTCGAGTCAAAGGTCGAATATATAGTTGAAGCTGAAAGAGATCCAACAGCACTCGTCGCAGCGACACCAGTTATAGCAACTACCGTAGGAGATCCCGGTGATGTTCCTGTAACAACAAATGATCCTACAGCAGAAGCCATAAATGGCATCGGTATAAACTCTAATGTAGTAGTGTTAAAGGTTGGAAATTTAACATCTACAGAAATTATATTGTTGGTATCAGGCCTTGGATCACGCAACGCTTCTGCATCAGGAAAATGTTTTATAGGCTCTAATTGTGGATGTTTAGGCTCATACTCATCAGGACCGACTTTAAATCCGTTCCACTCTGTACGCATTTCACGCAAACGATAACGAAATCCTGATCTGTCAGATATACCGTAAGCATCTTTGCCTGTAGCAAACCGTGCCATTAGCCAACTCTATAAAATTGCAAGTTAGGAGAAACACTAAATGACGCTCTGTCACGATCCTCCGCTTGCGCTCTGTCAAATTCTTCATCGTATATGGCTTTTAACACTTGTATACGATCAGGCGCTCTTTTGATTGCAAGATAATAAGCTAAACCAGCCGCTAGACATGGATAAAAACGGAAAGGAATTTCCATAGTATTCGTATATGTATCAGCGTCATCAATTCTCGTTAAACAATCAAAAATCAGAACATCTGTACTGTTCTCTGGAATAGGCCAAATGTTTATTATAGGAGTGATTTGTCTATCAATAAAAAATTGAGTGGGCCTTCCTTGAGTTGTCTTGCTGGGTATACTTAAATAAGTATCTCTACTGATTCTGCTCATTGACAAATCAGTATTACTTCTACGAACAACCATAGATAAAACGTCAATCACATCTGCGCCAAGATCGTAGTTCCCATCAGCCTGCGTCACAGTTTGTGTGCGTTGTACAATTGTCCATTGATTAAGACCGCGATTCGCCCAATCCGCAAACAGCAGATTGAGCGATCTTTTTGCAGTCTTTAGGTCATAACCTGTTCGGACCTCCAAACCACAACGTTCAAAAGCTTCTTCAATGTAATCACTTACATCTAGCTCAAAGTTTGTAGATCCTGATACGGTCATTACTTCTTAGCCTTGTTATTCTTGGCCTTACGGCGTCTTTTCGCAGCTTTTTTAGCCGCCCCTCCACCCGTCATCTTTTTAACAGCGACACCGCCTTTTTTCATTCCCATCGCCATTGCTTTGCGAGGAGAAACTTTTTTGGCAGCGCCTCCACCCATCATTTTTTTGGGCTGAACCGAACCTCCACCACGCATACGTCTTGCTTTTTTCTTAGCACCCGGCATCTTTATGTCTCCTTTCTCTGCGATATAATATGAGATTTAGATAATCATCAGGCTCATAGCTTTCATAGTATCCCATTTTTTCTAGGGTTTGACTAGCATCATCCAATTCTGATAGCTTTTGAACAAAAATCATCGTAAAGTTCCACCTTTGAAAAGCAAGTAGCCAAACATCCATTTTGTTCAATGCAAACCATTCATTCATGGCAATGCAGCCAGCCTCAACTTCATCATATGTCTGAGAAGGATCTTCTTCCGCACATATAATAACAGAATATTGGGGGTCAAAACTCTTGGACTCTATAGACACTTTCTCCCATAAATCTTGCCTACTAAAACACTTTACAACCTTTAACTTGCTGTCTTTAAATGCTTTTCTAGCGTAGGGGCATGGAGCGAACCCAGTATCAGGATCTACCACACCAAGATCCTTCATTATCCAACCCTCTATAATATCCTCTACTTTTTCTTTCTCCGTAATGATTGCACCCTTCTAGGCTTGCCTGCTGGCTGTCCTATCCTTTTCTTTTGTGAAATACGGCTTTTCTTTTCGGAAGCTGTCATTTCTTTAGATGTTTTAGGAGTTTTGCTGGAAACTCTTTTAGAGGGGCGACAATATGGAGTACCCCGTTTTTCACCCTTCTGACGCCCACACGCCTTACCCGTTCTGACATCCTTCCAGTCTTCTTTAAACCACCTTTTAAGTGCCAAGCCCTTTTTCGTCTTGCGTACTGCCATTGTTTATTCCCTTGACTTTCTGATCGCATCAAATGTCTCACGAACAGTGGGCGGCCTCTTTTCGTTAGGCTTATACTTGCATTGAATTTCACGAGGGTAAAATTCAATGGGGTCTAGCCACACGCTGTCAACAGTATTGTTAGCACCATGATATATGCAAACACGCTTTTCGTCTATAATGTCGCATCCTTTAAGCCTACAAACAACATACTCTGGGTCAGCAAAAGCATTAGCTACGGTGCTTTTCAAAAACAAAACAAAGCCAAGAAGCAGGCCAGAACCAAGGACAGCCATCAAAATCCAAGCAACAATTTCTACAAACTTTCGCCTTCGTTGCCTCTGAATATACAAAGTTTCCTGTCGCTGCTTGCGAATTTTGCCTTCCATGGCAATTAATTCGTCCCATTTCGACTTGCCCATAGTCAAGCCAATCCAGTTTTGCAACTCTCTGCGTTGAGCCTCTGCCTTTTGTTTTGCAGCAAAAGTTTCCATTGCTTCTTGCTCGACAGACTTGCCAGCAAATAACTTCTTAAATATTGGGGGATTTTTGGCTTCTTTTTCTAGCATGTCTAGGTCGCTTAATGCGCCCATCCATCTACCTAGATCTGAGGCCATAGATTCAATATCACGGCCTATAGCAAAGCCTTTTTTAATGGCACTGAAAGCCGCTGAAGCAGTAGCCATTGCGGACACGGGATCCATTAGTAAACCTCCACGCTGCCCTCTTCAATGTACTTCGGAATGCAATAAGCTGTGACTTTATCCTTAGAGTCCATCAACTCAATGCTGGTGTAATTCCCATACCTTTTAGCAGTTTGTGCCGCAAAATAATTACACTCCGTAATTGAGTAAAAATACATATTATTACTGATAAGCTGCCTATCAGCACCAGTGCCTAGATAAACAATCAATAAAAAAGCATGTATCATACAAGCCTTGTAGCTTTTCTTTTCCCTTCTAATACGGCCCCACACCCACGAGCAATCATCCCATTTTTGGGTTGATTTTTTACTTTACGCTTCCTTGTTTGCGGCTCAATAGTAGCCAAGCCGCCACTTTCCATCTTCTTAGCTTTTTTCTTTTTCTTCCCACCAGTACCGTAATTAGCAGCACCAACCTTTCGGCACTTAGCGATGGCTCCGCTTGCATAAGCGCTTGGAAAAACTCTGTAGCGAGCTTTTACTTTTCGATAACATGCGTCTTTTGGCATTTTTCTTCCTTTTCATAGGGGGTTTGCTAATTTGCTTACCCATCTGTGAACGGCCCATAGCCATTAGAATAATTGTTCCATACCAGCCGCTGCAACAATTAATATAGCGATACCCCATAGCCTAGTATCAAGACGTTTTAGTTGGTCCTGTATATCGGCGTAACGCTTATCACAAGAAGCTTCATGCTTTTCTAATTGCTTCAAAACATCTTCTGGGGTCATTAACACTTCCATCTTTTTCTAGCCTGTCTCAAACGGCTGTTTGGATTTTTAGCTGCTTTAGGGAACTTCTTCATTTGCCCAGCAGAACGAGCGCAAAAAGACTTTCTACGCTTTGCCGCTTTGCTTCCGGGCTTTACTTTGCCCGTAACCGCTGTCTTGAGCTTGCTGCCGGGATTTTTACGTCTATATGCCGCAACCCCAGCTTTAGTCATTCCCGCCCCAGATTTAGTGGGGCGGAAGTTCTTTTTGTTGCGCGGAGGCATCTTCCCTTTGGAACTAGCCATTATTTTCTCTACGACAAGAAAATGGTTAATTGATTGCTAGAACCAGTGAAGGCAGAGACAAACGCACCGCTCGTAGCAAGAATACCGTCATCTGGAATGTTCAGATGGTGCATCCCTGTCGGAAACGTTTGCGTAATCAAAGTTTCACCAGAAGCACTGCCATTCTTAATCGTAAAAGCACCAGCCGCATTTGCAAAAATTACAATTTGACGAATGCGAGAACGAGCCGGGCCTACAACGGCAGCAGAGTCTCCTTGAGTATGATTAAAGGCTCTTACTGGACCAGCCATATCTGCCTCCTACTACGCGAGGTTGTTGTTTTGCTGATACAGAATTGTAAAGCGAACAAGACCTGCGTTTGTTGCAGCGGAACCAGTTACAGTCAAACGAATATCTGATGTCCCTGTATCCTGCCACGCCAAAGCTGCGCCTGCCTCAGTGGTTGGGTACTTGCGACCAGCAGTT